AAGTATGTGTATGGTCAGTTTGAACCCCTACACATTAAAGAGATTATACAACAGAATATATGGGAAGGTGTATATGACCACGAAATAGCTAATTGTTATAGTGATGATGAACTAGACCATATCAACGACAACATCATTAAACACGAAAGAGACCAAGACTTCACTTATGCTGGTATGGAACAAATGAGAAGTAAGTATCTTGTTCAGAATCGTGCAACGGGGAAAGTATATGAAACCCCTCAAGTTCTTTATATAATGATTGCAATGACCTTATTCGCAGATTATAAAATACAACGTATGTATTACATCAAGGCATTTTATAACGCAATATCCCAATTCTATATCTCTCTCCCCACTCCGATTATGGCGGGGGTACGGACACCAACCAGACAATTCTCAAGTTGTGTTGTATTAGAGAGTAATGATTCCCTTGACTCGATTAACGCAACCTCTACATCTATCGTTAAATACATATCCAAGAAAGCTGGGTTAGGTATTAACGCAGGTAAGATACGTGCAGTCGGTTCTCATATCGGTGATGGTTCGGTAGTACATACTGGACTTATCCCGTTCTTAAAATATTTCCAAAGTGCAGTTAAATCCTGCTCTCAAGGTGGAGTACGTGGTGGGGCGGCAACCGTCCATTTCCCTTTATGGCATTATGAATTCGAGGACTTAGTAGTTCTTAAAAACAATAAGGGAACGGAAGAAACCCGTGTAAGGAATATGGACTATTGTTTCCAATTCAATAAACTGATGTACGAGAGGTTATTGGAAGGTGGAAACATTACGTTCTTTTCCCCCCACGAAGTTCCCGGGTTATATGATGCCTTTTTTGAAGACCAAGATGAGTTTAGGGCCCTTTACGAAAGATACGAGAGGAGACGCAACATCCGGAAGAAGACACTCCCCGCATTAGAAGTATTCTCGAAATTCCTGACAGAGAGAAAAGAAACTGGTAGGATATACTTGCAAAATGTAGACCACGCAAATTCACACGGTGCATTTATTGAAAAGGAAGCACCTATCCATCAAAGTAATTTATGTCAAGAAATCAATTTACCCTCGAAGGGATTGGAATCTTATCACGACGAAGAAGGTGAAATATCCTTATGTACATTATCTGCAATCAACTGGGGATTGATAAACGACCCAAGTGAGTTCGAAAGATATTGTGATTTAGCGGTACGTGCCTTAGATTCCTTATTGGATTATCAAGAGTATCCTGTGAAAGCCGCAGAGAATTCTACATATAATCGCAGACCTATCGGGGTGGGTATAATCAATCTCGCATACTTCCTTGCAAAACGAGGACTTAAATATGACGATAACTCCTTAAAGATAATTGACGAATACTCAGAGGCATGGTCTTACTATCTGATACGTGCAAGTGCTGATTTAGCAAAAGAGAAAGGGGCATGTCCTAAGAACGAAGAAACCAAGTATGGTCATGGGATAGTTCCGATAGACACATACAAACAAGAAGTTGATGAGTTAGTTAAACACAAATCAAGAATGAAATGGCAGTCCTTACGGAACGATTTGAGGAAATACGGGATTAGAAATTCAACCCTTATGGCTATAATGCCCGCAGAAACATCAGCACAAATATCGAATTCAACTAACGGAGTCGAACCCCCACGAGCGTTGGTATCGTATAAACAATCAAAGGACGGGGTAATGGCACAAGTGGTTCCAGGAATTTATCACCTTAAGAATAGTTATGACTTGTTATGGGAACAGAAAAGTCCAGACGGGTATCTTAAAATTATGGCGATTTTACAGAAGTACGTAGACCAAGGTATCTCGGTAAATACAAGTTACAATCCTATACACTACGAGGATAACAAGATACCAATGTCTATTATGTTAAAGGACTTAATTACCTTTTACAAGTATGGGGGGAAACAACTCTACTACTTTAATACTAATGATTTGTCTGGTGATGAAGTAGAATTGGAAAGAGATGATTTTAAAACAGAACAAGAATATGAAGAGTATTGTGAATCATGTGCGATATAACAAAGATACAAGAACAATCGTGGGCGAAAATGAACGAACTAGCTAATAAGAAATGGGATGATTTTAGAAAACCATATGCGGGTATTATTAAAAACCTTTTGAACAACATTGATATTTGTAATAGACGATATGCTGAAGAGGGTGAAAACGGATACCTAGTACAAAGAAATGTATATATAAAAGAAATAGATGAAATAAAAACACACATCAAAAAAGAAGAAATAAGATTAGGTTATTATAAATAGGAGTAGATGATGGAAAACGGCCCTTTTAAAAATAAAATAGAACAAGACACAGACGGTGTTATTCTTCAAGTATTCACTACTTACAAATTAGTAAAAGGGGTGATGACAATGGAAACTGTTACGAGAAGGTTTAAGAGTGATGGTGATTATCACGATTCGACAGAACAGATGCCACTCGGTTGTATGTTTCCATATAATATAGAAAACACATCAGACGGGTCTGAAAAAAAAAGTACACTTGGATTGATATAAAAAAACTTGACAAATCCAAGTAAATAATGTATAATAGTAATCTGATTAACAACAATATTATATTATGGAATATGTGGTCTTAATTATTTGGGGAATGGCGGTTTTATCAAACTTCTTCGTTCCCTTATTTATTCCTTATAACGACAGAATAAACAAGGATTTTTAACTATAAAACGTTAAAAAAAAAGAAGATTCTTCTACTAACACAGTTCTCGAATCTTCTAAATAAAACTACGTATGTGTAGTTAAATGATGTAGGTTTGTGGGCTAAAACTACTAGTACACTAATCATCAGTAGTCCTACATCCTTCCGCAATGAAGTAAAACTATTTTTTCAAATAACATAGGAGTAAAATATGTTAGATAAAATCACGAGCGGCGTAGCCGCTGCAACCGGTATCGGTATTTCACTAATTAGTTTAGCGATTGTTTTACAAGTCGTATTTGGTGGTACAGTACCATTTCTTGGCGGAGACGTCATTGGTACTATTGTCGGTATCGTTCAACAGCTTGGAGACGCTGGTCTAGTTGGATTAATCGCTGCAGGTATTCTGTGGAGATTACTTTCAACTGATGATGCATAAATAACATTTACACACCATGTGAAATGAACGTTTGGTAGAGTGCGTATAAACTACCTTTGAACAACGTAAAGATTATGGTAAAGATTATGCTTAGGACGTGGGTGCAACTCCCACCTCCTCCACCAAATACATTTTGGTAGGTTTTAAATACATAAACAAAAATGTATTTAATGGGGGAGACAAAGCATCGACTAGGTATTTAATCGCCACAATTCGTTAGTCTAGCAAGACTTAAACACAAACACTATAAACGACAATAACGTTTATTTACTGGCAGCATAGGGGAGAATATCCCTAGTGACTCGCTAGTTGAGGTTTCGCCCGAGTTCCTTATCACCAAATACTCGGGTTTTTCTATAATAAAATTTGGTATATATAATAATATGAAATCAGTATTCAAAGTCGGAACTAAAAATTACTTAAAGAAAAATATGTTCTTCGACGAGAGTGTCGATATCGCAAGATACGATACTGTCAAATACCTCTCTCAACAAAAGCTATATGAAAAGATGTTATCCTTTTATTGGACGCCAGACGAGATTGATGTTACCAAGGACAAGATAGATTTTCACAAACTAACTACTGGTGAGGAACATATCTTCACCGCAAACCTTAAACGACAAATACTATTAGACTCAGTACAAGGTCGTTCCCCCAATATCGCATTACTACCAATATGTTCTTTACCAGAACTTGAAGTTCTTATTGGAACGTGGGCGTTTTTCGAAACTATTCACTCCCGTTCTTACACCCATTTAATTAGGAATGTTTATCCTGACCCGTCGGTGGTATTTGACGAGATAACGTCAATCCCGGAAATCCTTGAATGTGCAAAAGACATCTCTCGGTATTATGACCATCTAATAAACTATCGTGGTAAATACGGCTCATACGAACATAAGAAAAAGTTGTGGTTGTGTATAATGTCGATATACATATTGGAAGGGATTAGGTTTTATGTAAGTTTTGCATGTTCGTGGGGTTTCGCAGAACTGAAGAAGATGGAAGGTAATGCAAAGATTATTAAAATGATTGCACGAGATGAAAATACACACCTTACCGCTTCCTTGAATATCCTTAAGAAAATTGTAAAAGAAGATAAAGATTATGTGAAGATTCGGAAAGAAACCGAAGATGAAGTTCTTGATATGTTTATGAGTGCAATCAAACAAGAAGAAGAGTGGGCAGATTACTTATTTAAAGACGGTACTATGATTGGATTGAACGCCGAACTCCTTAAAGAATATGTACGTTGGATAGGTGCGAAAAGATTCAAGAGTGCAGGTTATACAACACCTTATCACGTACAACAAGCAAACCCGTTACCTTGGACAGAGAAGTGGATTGGGGGAGGCAGTGTTCAAGTTGCCCCACAAGAAACTGAGATTACATCTTACATAGTTGGTGGTGTAACTCAAGATGTCGAAGAAGACACATTAAAAGGATTAAGTTTATGAGTAAAACAATCGTATGGAGTAAGGATAATTGTACCTTTTGTGTCAAAGCAAAAGAATTATTAGATAGTAAAAAAATTAATTACGAAGAAAGAAATATCAATGGCCCTGATTGGACACCCGAAGATTTTTTTAACGCAGTACCAAACGCAAGGTCATTTCCACAGATATATATAAATGGAAGATACATAGGAAATTACGACAATATGGTTTCACATATCGCATTAGGGGATTTAACATTATGACAGTTTGTAGGGCGTGTAACAAGAGCTATAAAGTTCTTATAGGGGTTGATGATAGGTATATGGACGCTGAAGAGATAGACGAGGAAACGGTCTATTGTCCATTCTGCGGTGAAGACCACAGATACCATCAACAATCATTAGAATTTGAGAGAGATGGGTTGGATTTACAATAACAAGGAATTTACTTCCAAAGATATTGGTGATTATTATGGATTTGTATATAGAATTACGAATCTGATTAATGGTTATGATTATGTCGGACGAAAATACTTTAAGACTAAACGGAAATTACCACCATTAATCGGTAGAAAGAACAAACGAATTAAAGTGAAGGAAACCGATTGGCAGGATTACTGGGGTTCTTCGAAAAGACTTTCAGAAGATATAGAGAAACACGGAAAGAAAAACTTTAAACGTGAGATTGTAATGTTATGTGATACTAGAGGTAACACTAACTATTATGAAGCAAAAACGCAGTTCGACGAGGATGTATTATTGCGAGAAGATAATTATAATGGAATCATTGCTGTTAAAATAGGTAAAGGTTCTGTAAAATAACTTGACTTTGAGTGTCAAATAGAGTATAATATTAGTTATGGTTTTAGTAGATTTTAATGGTATATCGATTGGTTCTATAATGGGTCAATTACACAGAGGGGAAAAACTCTCTAAGAAACTGGTAAAGCACGTTATCCTCAACAATTTGCGGAGTTATCGTGTTAAATATCCAGAAGATGATTTCGGTAAAATGGTGATATGTTGCGATTCTCATTCGTGGCGTAAAGATGTATATCCCCAATATAAAGCAAACAGAGAAGTAACCCGTAAGAAAGACAAGACGGATTGGGATACTTTATACAATTTACTTGATGAAACCCTTACCGACCTGGCACGGAATTTCCCTTATGCAGTAATCAAAGTAGAGAAAGCAGAGGCTGATGATATAATCGGAACTCTCGCAAACTTTGTTAGAAGAACATCTTATTGTGTCAACAAAGAAATTGTAATCATATCTGCGGACAAGGACTTCATTCAACTCCAACAACTCGGAAACGTTATCCAATGGTCACCATTCCAACAGAAGTTAGTGAAGTCAGAAGAAGGCCCGACCAAATACATATTCGAACACATAATGAAAGGGGATTCTTCGGACGGAGTTCCTAATGTTCTATCCCCCGACAACTCATTCACCGACCACATCAGACAAACCCCAATGAGAAAGAAACTCATAAACGAGTGGTGGGATAATAAAGATAAACTTAAAGAGGTGATGCCACAAGAAGCATTCCGAAATTATATGCGTAATAGAGAGATGATAGACCTAAATCAAACACCAGAAGCTATCAAAATGGAAAGTATAGAGAAATTTAAATCGTATAAATACAGTGACAGAAGAAATATTTTAACATATCTGGTTGAAAATGATATGAAACTTCTAATAGATTCAGCAGGAGAGTTTTAATGAACGAATGGACAAAAGAATTTTTAAGAAAACACACAGCCGCAGGTCTACACAGGTGGGCATTTTGGATTGAAGGTATAATCATCGGCTTTGTGGTTGCAACAATCTGGAATTGATATGGCAGGTAAAACAATAGAAATTACGAATAACCCCGAAGATGGAACGACTTCTGTTATGGTCGAACAACGACCTATTAACACAGAGGAAACAGGTGTAGAGATATCACCATCAGGCGGATTCAAACTGGAAACAGGATTGGGTTGGGGAGTTGATATTGCGGTTGTCTTATTGGCAGTTGCAAGTCTTTATGTTGGTAAGAAATTTGTAGATAAATGGTTTAGGGAAATATAATGGAAATATATGAAATACTAGATGCGGTTCACGAAGCGTATGGAGCCGAAGCAAAGAGTAAAATCCTTCTTGATAACGATTGTTTAGCGTTAAGGGATATTATGAAAATCAACTTTGACGATAAGTTAAAGATTTACGTTTCCAAGAAAATCAAGTGGGAATCTGGTGAAACCCAAAAAGTAAATCTTAAAGAGGTAACTAAATTTTTAGTTCCGTTATCCAAAGGTAAGCTTGAACAAGGTCGTGCAGATGCTTCGTTTAAGGCAATGTTAGAACAGATACACCCGAAGGACGCAGAATATCTAGAACAAGCAGTACATAAAAACCTTAAGGTGAAAGGTCTTACCGAAAGACTTATTCATAATACTTGGGGCAATAGAATAATCTAATGCCTACTTATTGTTTCAAAAACAAAACTACTGGTATCGAGTGGGAAAAGGAAATGAAAATATCCGAGCTCGACGACTACAAAAAAGAGAATGATTGTTCTATCGTTATCCAACCACAAAACAAACACGTTAGAGTTAGTAAAGATTTGTATTCAAGTTCTGATGGTG